GTCCTCAAGTTTAAATAAAACTTTTGACTTGTACTTACTCTAACCCAAAAACTAATTGATAAATAACTACTTGTAGAGGTATAATTCCAACCCGAATGTGCTATATCTTGTGCTTCTATAGTGTGTTGAGTATATAAAGATGCATTTGCATTAGCAGTTCCAGCAGCACTTAAAGCATGACGTTGAAAATATCTAAACCCTAAAGAATAAGGAGTATCACTTGAAGTAAGACTTTCCTGTGAAATGGTATGAGTAATACTACCAGCATCTGACAAATTTTGGTAATACCTATCAGGACCATATCCATTTGTCGTTCTACTTGTTCCCCTTTGAGCAATAGACATCTGACCATTTATGTTCAGCCTTCTATTACTTAGGTTATTAGTAATATTGGCAGAACAACCACCAGAAGAACTATCAATCGTGATAGCTGCCGTACTAGCTCCTGTTCCCTTTATACTGTTGACTTTAAGTTCTGACATAATTAACTAGGTTTTGTAGGCCAAACTACATCATCCATTGATGTAGCAGATGTTTTTGTAATGTCTCGTAGTGCTTGTCTATAAGTTTTCCACTCATCAGATACAGTGGTTCCTAATTCTTGTGCCTTAACAACAACCCAATCGCACTCTGTTAATAAGTAATTTCGATACCCTCTTACATCTCTAATTTTTATTTCTGCTATTTTAGAGTTTACTTGACTTGTTGTTGGCTCTGTAACTCCATCTAAGCCAAGTTCAGACTTAGCTAAATTTTCAAGATTTATACCATTATAAAAACTCATTTTAAGTATCCCTCAATTTAATAATGTGAAAGCCTGTTAAAAACATAGTGCTATCAGCTTGTGCGAATAAAGTACCAACATTATCTGGTGCAAAACCAAATTTACATTTATGTGTAGAAGTATCAGTTACATCAAAAATATACTGAGTACACATATTTTGTAAACTTGTAGTACTTGTTGGTCTATTAATAGAACATCCTACTTGTGATGCCACCACATAAGTTGAGTCATCTTGTGTTACATAAATCTGAATAACAGGACTACGAACATCTGTAGTTGTAACGACACCATCACAAATAAACATTAAAAGATAAACACCTGTTTCTGGAAAGGTTACTTGCCCACTTGTATTACCCATCGAAAATCCAGAAAAACTTGTGCCTGGCCCACCATTTGAACCATGAAATCTTGAGTTATTACCTTGAATAAAAACTGTACCGCCAGATGCGTTAACAGTAATATTAGAATCAACTGCGACAGAAATCATTTTCAGCATCGCACCAGGAGCAGTAGTTTGGTCGCTTAAAATTGTTCCATCAGCGTTGCTAGGTAATTTAAGAGTACGATCAGAAGCAGGGTTACTATCTGGTGCAGCTATTATTACACCATTTCCACTGCTATGTTTTAGTTTAATTTGACTCATAATTAACTTGGCTCTGTTGGGAAGGAAACAGAACTCATATCTAAATTACCATTTGCATCTAACTTTGGCGATGCAGTTGCTGGTAAATCACGCAAATTTTGACGATATGTTTTCCATGCTGTTGATAAAGTTAAATCAGAACTTGCTCTCCAATCTGTTTTTGCTAATAATCTATCTCTTTCTACTCTTAATAATCTCATAGGTTCAGCATTAGTTAATCTTGTAACCTCTGTTGTTAATTCAGATTCAGTTGGTGCTGTACCTGTATCTAACCAATTTAAACCAGAGTATTCAGACCCAACCCACTGGTATTTAGAAGATGGTTTTAAGGATTGCAAAGCATCAGATATTGTATAAAACATTATGCAACTACCTCTAATAATGTTATACAACTTGGGGCATCTGATCTGCTAACTTCCATTTTTGCATTATTCGCAGTTCTGTTTGTTGCGATCTGTACTTTATATGTTATGGCACTTGTAGTGCTAGGACTGTCAAGAACCTGTATTGTGTAACCACCTTCAGCAATAATTCTACCTTGACTTGTTGTATCAGCTTCAGTATGTACAGCACCAGTATGCGTTGATATTGCTGTACTATCTCTTAAAAGTTTAAAATTTCCATCAGTTTCAGTAGAATCTCTAATTAACATCCATTGCATTGAAGCTATTACCATTATTTTATTTGATGATGATGATGGTGTTATTGTTGCTGTAACTCCACTATCCATATAATTTCCATCAGTATTAATCACTCTAGTTGTTGTTGATCCAAAAACAGTTTGCACTACTGAACCTGTTGCCATAGCTGAATCTGGCAAGGCTGTAAGACCTGTGACTGCTCCATTTCCGTTTATAACTACAGCCATTATTTACTTACGACCCTCCATGTTTTTACTTAAGTTTATTATATACATTTTTATACTATAGTCCATGTTTCTCCTGCACCAATAGTAACAGTAGCTCCGCTTTGAATTTCTATCGGTCCAAAACTTCCAGCGTTCTTACCATTTGTGATTGTATAGTTCTGCGTAACAGTTTGGTCATTTTCCCAAAATATTTCATTACCACCACCACCAACTGCTCCTGCTCCAGCAGCAGCCCAACTTAGCGTTCCAGAAGCATCAGATACAAGAGCATATCCAGAAACAGCAGCATCAGCAGAAGGTAATGTCCAAGTCAGGCTAGAAGAAACTGTAGCTGGTGCTTGAAATCCTACATAATGACTACTATCAGCATCAGCAAAACGCAAATCATTCTGTGCTTGGAGCGTTAATCCATTAGCATCAAATATCATCTGCTCTGTGCCACTTGAAGAAAATCCCATAACATTTGCAGATTTTCTAAACAAACCTAGATCTGTATCTCCGTCAAAACTTAAAGCTGGAGTTGATGCACTTGTAGAATTATCTATTAACAAGGCACCTGTCATAGTGCCACCAGCTTTTGATAATAAGCCTAAATTAGCTTGATCTATATTTCCTATTTCAGTAAAAGCACCGTTACTTGAATTTCTTATCTTTAAAATATTTGTAGTGGTATTAAGAAATGGCATACCAGCTACGCATTGACTTGTTGCTAAATCAGTAGATTTTG